GGAATAGAGTGCCGTAAGCCCCTCAGGTTTCCAAGCCTGTGGTATCTCGGGCGGCTGTGAGTAGTGCTGGTGAGTCTTTGACCTGCCCGCGCAGGGTCTCTTACTAAGCCAAAAGTAGTGCAAGCGCTTCAGCAGCGGTGGCTACACTTGAGAGGTGTGGGAAGGCGGTCGCGACAACTTTGCCACCTACCTTCAATGCGTCCCTCAAATAACCCTTGTGCTTGTTGCGCTGTTTCTGGCGATCGTTGATAGACATTGTAGATTTGCCCGGCCCGGATTGATCTGCTGCCAAAAGCCCGGCCACGATCGCGGCCGTTGGGTCTGGAAGATGGTCCCTCGGTGAAAGTCCGACAATGGCGCTCTTAGGTACCGCGGCGAGGTGCAAGGTGATGATCACTGACACAACGTTAGTCGTGCTAATGGGACCTCCAATTAAGGAGCCGTAGATGTACGAATCCATCCACTCGGTTGGCACGCCAGACGTTGAAGGTATGGCGTTTGACCAAACGGTTTCTGTAGAATACCATGTACAACTTATCCCATCTTGCGTGATGGCCTCACACCCGTTCGATTCCTGTATGAACGTGGTAACGTCGGGAGTCCCGCTGTAGCCGTAACCACCGCCGACAATGCCGTAGAACCGGCCCTGCGACGCGTTGAAAGAGCCCGTGTAGCGCATCTCAACGTCCAGTACGGTGGGTACGTAGAACGAAAAGTTGTTGCTGAAGGACGTGTACTCTTGATGCGCGCTGAGGCCGGCATAAGTGGCGATAGTGGTCCCCGTGAACGTAGCGACCTTGTTAGAAAGGCCGGTCATGTTGGGTTGCACGTAGATGCCACAATTGCCGGAGGCGTCGGTGGACAGTAGGACTTCTTGAACTACCTTGATTGGTATGGCCCTAGACGGGAGGACCACAGGAGGCAGTTGAGCTTCTTTACCTTGGGGATCCAGCATAGCGGCCACGAATGGAGAATTACGTGAGCCGAGCTCGTACTGGGGCAGATTTACGGGGGGTTTCTTCTTCTTCGAACCTGACATTGGTCGCAGAGATGATTGCATCTGGACCATTTGTTTCTGGGCGCCCACGGCGGGCGCCTTCTGTGCGGAGGGGACGAGCTGGCCTCCGATTCTTGGCATTCTTGCGCGTATACGACCAACAGAAACAAGAACAGCCTAACTTGCCGACAGGTGATGATATCGTAGCGTCGCCTTTAGCCTGTGAGTAAGCTTGTAAGGAAGGTGAAGAGACGTCGATAGTGAGATTCGGCGGGAAGCTGTTCATCAGTGTGTAAGAAGACCTGTCATGCGTAGGGCGTTGGTTGTCAACCACACTTAGCAGCCCAACTCACGGCAATTTTACTGGGACGGTCGCCAAGCGGCCCAGGCACGTTATAGTCCGGCGACTGGCTTGCATAAACCCAGCTACGCTACGGCTGGGTGACAGTTAAAGGCGGTCAAGCCTACGGGCGAACCCTGCATTTAACCTGTTGGGCGGAGTCGCACTCACTTAGGGGCCCCACGACTGCGGACTACATCCACTCGTCGCGCAACAACGGGCGCACTACCGCGTCCGGCACGTACGCCTTATCCGCCCTAACTAGGGCGGTTATTCTCTCCTCCAGCTGCACCTGTTCTTCAGGTGATATGCCGCTATAGTCACAAAACGCCGCCCTGAGGGCGGCGCATGGCTCGACAAAAGCGGGATTCATCGAGCTGGCCAACGCCAATGCCCGATTCTTTGCTCTACTCCTGGGTGCTGCCCCTGGAGTATCCCGCCACTCCTCGCCGTCATTCTGTAGCAGGACCCTCACGGTGTCTTGGTCCAGCTCCAGCCTGGCTTTGGCCACTTCCGGCCTAGCCAGAGTACCGCAGTACAATGCCTGGACAACAGGCACGCCCGTGGCGTGCGTGAGCTCGCAAAGAGCCTTAGCCCTCAACAAGCCCAACTGCTGCCCTTTGGTAAGTCCGGCACGTGTGGTGTGGCCGAACCTGATGAGCTGCCGGGTAAGTAGTCTTGTGGATTTGACTACGTGGTCGTTCCCGTCGACGTAAAGGAAGTAGATCTTGGAGCAGAAGGTCGGCAGCACTGAAGTATTAAATGCCGCCGAGTTGAATTTGGCAACCATGCCAATGGCACGGTAAGCCGCCTCCGCCCCTTTCCTGAAGTCGCGCATCACCGACGGCGGTCCCCCTATGAGACCGTCATCCCCTGCGAAAAGTGCGAACAGATCTTTGGGATTGACCCCTCCGATCTGGCACGCCAATAAGAATGTCCCGATGCTGAGTAGCGTGTTGCCCAGGGTAGTGTCGAAATCCCCGGATGCCACTGTGCCGAGCACCCATCCTCTCAGCTCTCCCAGTTTCACTGCGCCTGCCCTCACCGCCGCGTAGTTGTACCTGGAAGACACCCGCTTCGCCATTGAAGCCATGAACTCCGCCACCCTATCGTCATCGCCTGGATGCTCACCGGGGCGCAAGAGCCCCAATATGCGTTGGTAGACGCTGACTATCATTGTTTTGGTGGCCGGCCCGGTGTTGCCGTCCATGCGCGATATGTCCACGCACAGGAAGTCCATGTTGGCGCCGAACTTGTTGACAGCGCTATGGAGGGCCCCCTCGACCTGCTGCGGGGGCATAGAGGCACCATACCAAGGTAGAGTCTTGACGACGTTGGTGATGGTGTTTGTGATGCCTAGAGACTGCATCTTATAAGCAACGTTGCGGTTGCTGATCACTCGTGGATCCTTGGACTCGGCAATACAGCCGGCCACTGCGTGCCCATGGAACTCGTCTTTCACAAACATGTCCACGTCCGTAGAGGCCGCTCCCCCAGGGCTAACCCCGGCTCGCCTTGCCATCCTATCCACCGCCTCCCGTTCCTCAAACTGCTTGGCGGTGGCCCCTCTGAAGCCTTTTAGCCACTCCTCATAATGGACGTGGCCTGTCTGCAGCACACTGGACAAGGCTTGGGCCCTGTCGTCATCCCCGATTGCAGCAATGAGAAGATCGCCGACGAGGGTGATAGCCCTCGGGTCGATTCCTCCCACATCTCCACCGCGGTTGCCCACCTGCCTTGTGAGAAAGGCCCTGGCGGCATTGTGTTCGCACGGTTGGCTGCGTAACGGCCTTGTGTCAAATGTGGGGCCGATTTGGTACACCCGTTTGAGCACCAATGTCGGACAGCACGACCCCTCCTGTGGTAGAAGACGCTTGTCAATAGCCCCGTACGGTACAAGTCCATTGCTGAACTCAAACCTATTGCACAGGTAATCGAACGCCTCCTGCTCCGACGTGACCAGCTTGACGTTGGCCGGCAACACCGGGTGGAAGGGCTGGCATGTAGCCAACATGTAGTCTGGAGGGCGAAAGTAGTGGCCCTCCTGAGGCACGCCTGTCTGAAAGTCCAGGACTAGCCGCTCAAACCACAGACCGATCTTCTTATCGATTCTGTAGTAAGGTGTTAGGTACTCACGCGTTGCTATCTCTACCCTTGCTATCTGGGGTCGAGAGTCGTGGTGCCTTCGGGTTGTGTGGCTGGTGTAGACAGCCTCAAACATCTCCGCCCACAGCTCTACAACAGCTTGGCGGTTGATGTTTTCCACAGCAGACAATCCGGCACTGTTTAAGGCGCCGGCCACGAGCGCGCTTGTTGTGCGCCCAGTGACCCCAGAGTCCTTCCTACTGAGGATTGCTGCAACGAGCCGCCGGGCTATTTCTGGGTCGAGTGAATACCCAGGTGTTCCGGCCTTGGCTCGTGCCCCACTACCAGCGTAGCATCCCTCGGGTCCTACCCAGACCAGTGTTTTAGGCCAAGACTCAGTGTCCTTGGCAAGGTCGGCAGGGTTGTCGAATAAGTCGACGAGGGGGTGGTATGGGGCTATGGGTGCCGCAGGCACTAACCTACGGCGCGGGGGAGGTCCCAGTTCCAGTTCTGGGATGTGGGGTGTAATAGGTGACCTCTTCACTTCTGGCTCAAAACTATCGCGTGAAGTCGGCCCAAATGCCTCAAGTGGCCCCAAACGCACCTGCACGCTCGGTGGAGCGTCCCCAACAGGTGGTAAGGGTCTGTTACCCTTCTCAATGGAATAAGCGCTGCAAGTGTCGATCCTATACAGCAGCTTTGCGGGTGCGGATACCGCCCGTCTGACGTCTCCGCTATCTATATGGGGGTGTACATAGCACCCCTGGTTGCCGTGAACTCTCACCTCGACGTTTCCGTCGGCAACCTGGATGCGTCCCTCCTCACTGCCCTCCGTCGGCAGCGAGTAGAACCCGTCCGGCCATTTACGCTGCGGCCCGTACTCGTGAAGCTCGTAGAAGATGTGTGTGTACTGTCCCTTGGAATGTCTAACCTTAGCCTGCTGCGCGATGAATGCAAGCAAGCCAGGATAGTAGAGGACATCCAAGCACAGCACGACGAGCGGTCGTGGGTCGTTGTACAGCATAGCTGACAAAGGGCAATCCTCATGCAGCTGTTCACAAAAGTCTGGAGTGAACGGAGGTTTTGCTGCTTTCCCTGCAGCACGCCTCTTGTCATCACCTGGAATACTGGCGACAACTGGAGCACAGACGTGCGTGTAGGGCTGGGACTGCCCAATGGCCTTCGTGATGTTTCCACCCGGCTCAAGGAAGTTGGCCTCGAGCTCCACTGCACGAAGCAGTGCCTTGTACCTCGCAACGCCCTGCACAGCGTTTCTTGAGGCCCGCAGGAAGGGGTGACCAGAGTCCGCCTTGGGTCCGCCGCCCACGCGGAAGGACAGGACCTGGCCTTTGCGCTTCAATGGAAAGCGCTCATGTGTGGCTGGGCCTCGCTGGCAGCCGTTAAGCCGCTTCGCGAGTGGCGCGTCGCCTTGTACGGTGAAGGCGTAATCGAGGAGGACTGTTGCTGCCACTTCCTCCTCGTCCATGTCGCGCGGACGGGTATAGGTGTTTTGATCAGGTAGGAGCCTCTGTGCAGGCCTCTCCAACCGTTTCTCAACCTTCCGTTCCGTCCTATCGGGTTCGTCGACCCAATCTTCCCACGTGTCAACTGCCACGCGGGGCATCCCTAGTGAAGTCCTTACGCTGGCATCAGTGGCGCCGCTACCGCTAAGGTCAGCGGGCTTGCCTGCATCCGACTCCTTTTCTTCTAGGAGATGTGGCTTGCCTAAGCCAGTTGCTATGCTCCCCTCCGCACTCGTACGACCACCGGCTTGTGGTTTGCGTCTCGGCAGGGAAGCGGGTGGTCTAGAAACACGGTCATACAACCGGCCGTGTCCGCGCTCTGTCAGCCATTTCACCTCAAAAGCTGTCAGGCGCTGCCCAGCGACCGCACGTTTGAGCTCATCCTCAACAGCATGCTGGTCTGGAAACCTGGAGTACTCGCGGTCGAATTTCTTCAACTTGGCTCGCACCCTTTGGGAACCTACGGGCAGGGGCCTAAACCCCGGGACCACCCTAATGGTCGTTTCGCTAGCGGTGGTCCAGCCATAACAATGGCCTGGCCCACCTCCGGTATCGTAACTACAACACAACACCAGAGCCCACCCCATGCCAGTAGGACTGACAGTACGTTTCGGGTGCGCTTCGTGGTCCCACCAAACTGCCACATCGGGGAAGTGGGTAGACAACTGAGTGAGTGTTGCCATACCCTCATCCAGCCTGAACTGGCGTGACAGCAAGTGGCACAACTTAATGTGCGGTGCCGGTAGTAGCCCCGAGCCGATCAGGCCTGCTGTCAGCACATCGACAAGGCAGCACCCTGGCCTGCTAGTGACCTTATTGACGCCGGTCCGTTGAAGGGCCGGGTCCTTCAGGGTCAGTCTGACCCTGGGGGGACTTTTCCTTCTGCGCTTTGGATAAGTCATGAGCCAACGATAGAACGCTGACCTTGCCATCAGGCGCACCGCGGACGGTGCATGACTCTCAACTGTGTGAGTACAG